CCGGAATGCTGAGCAGGCTCGCGAACTCTTCGGGTGTCGGCAGGTTCGGCATGATGCGTCGGCCCAAATGTGTGGAAAAAAGGGAGCGGACTTCGCGGGCGCGTGGTGCGAAGCGAAGCGCTGCGGCAAAACATCAGGAGCTGCGGCGCGTGCAGCGGCTCACGCGTCATGCGCGGGGTGGCGCTATGTGATCGAGGGGGAGTCGTGGCGCGGCATCGGCGGCCCGGCCGCGCTTGCGAGATGACGCAAGGCGGATACGCGGACGCGAGCCGAGTCTTTCCGTGCAATCAGCTACGCGATTGAGTTCGGGGATCGGGTGTTCGGCAGGCAGCCCTTCGGGGCTGGGTATTATTGGCTAATCACTGCTCGCTTTTCACGCAGCCCGCCTCATGCCTTCTCCCGCGTGTCGAGCCCGATCACGACCGCGCCAACCGTGACCGGGTTAGGCGCTTGTGCGAGCAGGCACAGCCGCGCGTCCGTGTTCCACGAGCCCGGCACCTCGATCATCGGTTCGTCATATTCCGACCACGTGGTGGCCGCCGGCGTCGCTTGGCCGGCCTCGTAAAGCGGCATGTTGTCGAGCACGTCGAGGCGCTGACCGAATTGGAGGCCCTGGTAATTCGCGTCGTAGAGCACGAGGCCTAGGTGATCGATGCGCTTCTTCTGCGTCAGCGCCGAGCCGAGTTGCGCCGCATAGGCGAGCTTGGCTGACATGAAAGGCGCGACGTAGCCGATACAGGCAATGATCGTGAGCGCGGTCTGCCCGTTCGGGAGTGTCACCGTCCCGTTTGCAACCGGCACAGACCCGATATGCACCGGCTCGCCGGTCGCCCCGATATCGGCGAACAACTCGGCCGGATAGCCGTTGTACTGCGTTCCGACCGTGAGCATGCCGGTCGTCGTTGTCGCCGTCGCGGTTACGACCGCGCCCGAAAGACCGGCAACGATGTTCGAATGGGACAAGCCATCCGGCATCGTGAGATTGCCGGAGCCATCTGTGGTGGCGGAGCCGATGGCCTGGCCGTCGGCCCACACCGACACCATGGTGTTGGCGAGCTGCGGCAGCGCAACGCTCGAGACCGGCGTCCCCGAATAAGTGATGTGGCAATCAAGCTGTTGGTTGATGGCTCCGCCGACGCAGTTCGCGCGTGGCGCCAGCCGCTCGATGAAGCGCCGCGTCACGCCGTTCACGGCGCGCCGCACCACGAAATAGACGAGGTCCTCGATGCCGGAGCCCGGCAGCACTGCGACGTTCTCGATCACGCCCAGCGTCTGCAGCCGCCACCACGCCTCGACCTCATCCTTGACGTCGTAGAGTAGCGCGGCACATTGCCCGTCGCCGCGCGGCAGAAAGATCATCTTGTCGGGCTGGGTCGCCTTGTCGATGTCTGCAAAGCCCGGCACTCCGATGTCGAGGTTGAGCCTTGTCAGGTCGCGGTCGTCATAGTCGAATTCCTGGGCGTTGAAGAACAGTTCGAACACGCGCCGACCCGATTGCTGGACGAAAATGCCGCGCTTGCCGGCCTTGATCGCCGGCAACCGCGCCGCGCCCTGATCGGAGCAATCGCGGATCACAATGTCGGTCCCGGTCATGGCCTGGTCGAAATTCGATGACCGGGCCGAGGCGATTGACTGCTCGCGACCAAGCTGGAGTCTCGTCAGCGACAGCCCCCAGGAGATGGTGTCGACCGGCCCGGACCCGAGTGTCACATTGATGGCGCCCGCCGCGCCGGTCGGAGTACCGTCCGAGTTGATGTCGGCGAAGCTCGTGAAATCGTCCGAGGCTGAAAGCCAAATTTGGTCGCCGCGGAACCAGCCAAGCCGACCCTCATGGAAGGCGACCGAGGACGGAAACCCGACGACGTTCGACCAGTCGCCCTCGACCCAGTCCGTGGTGGCCTGGAGCGAGGCGAAGGGCTGCAATATCTCGATATTGACGAGCGTCGGCGACAGATATGCCGTCACGCGGCAGATCGCATAGCCGCCGCCGCCCGCATAATTCGACACGACCGTGGCATTGCCTGACGCATAGTTCCCGCCCTTAAAGCCGATCCTTTCCCAGGCGATGATATTGTCGAGGTCGGGCGAACCGCCTGTGCCGCCGGTCGAGGACGACACGGTGCCGTTCGAAGTCGTGCTCGTCACATCGACAAAACCCGAAGTCGGGCCGTCGAAGCTGCGTTGCAACGTCAGCGTGCCGGCCCAAGTCCCCGACACCGTCCAACTATAATTGCGCGCCGTGGCGCCGACGCCGACGACGCGCACCGCCGGCGAGAAGGCATTCTGGTTGCCGAGAATGGTTTGGTAGAACTGGCCGTTCGAGAACAAGCGGAACAGCGCGCCGACATGGCCCGCCTGAAACCACGGCTGGTCAGACGTGAGCGTCGTGTTGCCGTAGTAAGCTCCGGGCGTGAAATTCGCCTTGATGCCGGGACTGGATTGGAACGGCCCGTCGCTCGTGCGGTAGGTCACGACCGACCAGCCGCGGGCACCAGGCCGCGCGCCGCGGCGTTCGATCCGCACCTGCTGCTTGCCATAGCAGGAGACGAACACGACATCGCCCTGTTGATCGTAGCGGATGTTGGCGAGATCGGCGGTCGCCCATGGGGTCGGCAGGGTGAGCAGGCCGGCCGCGTCGATCGTGCAGCTCGCTAGCGTCTTGTTCCAAGCGTCGGTCGATTCGATCTGCAGCGTGATGTTGCCGGACGGCGTGCACACCAGCGAGTGGGTACCGGTGTCGAGCACGGTCTGCGGGATCACATCGGAAGTGCCGGGCGAGGACCCGGCCCGCAAAGTCACCGGTCCCTCGGTGACGACGATGCGGATGCCGTGCTCTTTCCCCCAATCAGCCTGCGCAACCGTGATGGTCTGCTGGATTTGCGCGAGCCCCCCGACCGGCGGGCACGACAGCGTGGCGACTCCGCCCGCGATCGTGACCGATGCCCCCGACGTGGTGTTGGCGGTCGACCAGAAGCCGCCGCCGCCGAACCAGGGATCGGCGATATTGGTGCCGACTGCGATACGCGAGACCAACGCCTCGTTGATCCAGACCCGCATCTTGTTGGCGGTGAGCTCGATCAGCGCGGTGTCGAGCTTGCTGAACACGAAGCGCACGAGACGCGTCGGCGCGTCGGCATTGACCTCGCCGATATAGGCGAGCCCCGGCCGCAGCGCCATTGGCCCCACCACATAGGGCAGCCAATTGAGCTGGCATGCCGCAGCCATCCGCAGCTTCGCCACATCGACGCGCGCGAGCGCGACCTTGGAGACTTCGCCGGCATTGAGGGAATAGAGCGGAGCGTTGGATTTCACTGGTCACCCTCACGGATTGCAACGCGACGCGTCGATCATCGAAAGCGGGATTGGGAGAAGCATCAATCCGAGCCCTGCGGTCCGGTCACCACCGTGCCGCCGGTGCCGCCGCCGAGCCACAGTCCTCCGGGACCGAACGCGCCCCGCCGCGCGCGCGCCCAGAACGGCACTGGCGGCAGGCCGGGTGGCTCGTCCATTGCCTCTTCGGCCTTGGCAACGCGCCGGGCGCGGTCCTCGTCCTTCTGCAGGCTGGCCTTGAGTTCCTTGTCGTTGGTTATGCGCAGGCAGGCTTGGCGGGCGAGGCGGAGCGCAACATAGTCGGCGAAATGCTCGGGCCACGTCCCGATGTTCATGCCGTAGGTCGGGTCGTTCGAGACATAGGAGACGAAGATTGGGGTCAGGTTCGCGTACCAGAACCCGGCCTCGCCGCTGAATTGCAGGAGCGGCGGGTCCATATTGGGCGACGTCGACACCACGATGGTCCGCACCCAATCAGACGGAATAGCGAAGCAATAGTTGAAGCCGAACTGCGGCGTTACTGCCGTATCGCTGTCGATCTGTACCGTGCGCTTGGCGAACTTCCACAGGCCTTGCGACAGGCAGAAAGCGACCACGTCGGACCAGTAGGAATCGAGCACGCGCTTGGGCTCGCGCGGCTCGGTGAGGCTCGCCAACTGGCGCTCGCCGAGATGGCCGAGCGCCTCGTTGTAGATGAAGAGTTTGGTCGTCATGGATCGTCCTGCCCATTGGAGCGACTAGGTCGCACGAAAATGCGAGTCTCCCGCAGCGATGCCGGACAGGTCCGAAATCTGCTGCGGGAGAGGAGGCGGGGTTCGTGAAAGACTCCCGTGACCGCGGCAGCATAGGACGGAGCGAGCAACGCTCGCCGGTCCTCCGCCGCCCGTTGTCCGTCGTCTCTAGAAATCCGCGCTCGCCTGGATGAAGCCAGCGCCGCCGCCGCCTTGCAGCTGCGCACCCTGCCCGGCGGTACCGGTGCCGGTGGCGTTGAGGCCGATCGCGTTCGGCGTGTGGGTGGCGTTGCCGGTCAGGCCGGTGGCCGCCACAACGCCGGCGGTTGCCGAGTTGACCTTGAACGACCCGACCGTCACGGAGACGCTCGGTGCCGTGCGCATCTGCACTGGCGTCGCCAGGTAGAACTGCTCACTGTTCGAGGCGTTGACCGAGCCGGTGCCGACCACGACGGCGGATGCCGGTTCGTTGATCTGCCAGAAATAGCGCTGACAGATTTCGAGCACCATTTGGATATCCAGATGCTCGAACGGCGTCGGCTGCGGTCCGATCTCGAGCTGCACGCCGATGATCTGGACGAAGTCCGCAGCTCCTGCAGTGCCGACCGGGGTCGCATTGAACAGCACCGCAAGCTGGGTGCAGTTCGCCGGCACCGGCGACGTGAACGAATAGCGCGTCCACGCGCTGGTGATGGGCTGGGCAACGTTTGCGGCCGCTGCGGCCGATCCCTGCAGCGGCGTGACCGTCAACGAGCTGTAACCCGTCCACGATCCAGCCACCGCGTTCGCGGCCGATTGGTTGCTGCCAGTACCGGCTGACGATCTGAACGTTCAGATTGCCATTGGCTGGCGACCAATTGGCACCGGCTTGGGCCCAGAAGGACAGCGTGACCTGCTGGCCCTGAGCGCGGACCGAGTATGCGGACTCGATCACCTGGCCGAGCGTGATGACGGCCGTATTGGCATTGGTATTGGCGCGGCCGAACTGCAACGCATTGCCGAAGCTCGGCACCGCAGTCACGGCCTGCTGGGACACCGAGATCGAGCTCGACGCACCGCCTGCGGCGAACCAACGGTCGGCCGCATAGGTCAGCGTGTTCGCGATCGACGTGAACGAGGTGCCGCGCTGCCACGGATTTGTGGTGAAGTCGCCGCCATCGATCACATTGCGCGGCAACGCCAGCAGCGATCCGCCGACGCCGGCCGGTTGGACAAGCGTCGCCGTGCCGGGCGTGTTGCCGGACGCTGCCGTCATCGACTGCACCTGCAGGATATAGCCCTGCGGGTTCACCTGATTGGCCACGATGACGAAGTCGCCGACGCCCATGCCCTTCGCGGTCGCGTCGGTGACATAGCCCGAAGCGGTAATGGCCGCGAGCGAGTCCGTGGTCGTATAATCCCACAGTTTCCAGGAGCCCTCGACCGGGCCGCCGGCCAGATAGGAGAGAGTGCCAGTCGTATATGCCATCAGTCCCTCCTGTCAGACATATTTCGAGCCGTCGTGATTGACGATCACGACGCCGGAGTTTTGGAGCAGGGCCGAGCCCATGAAGATCGAGGAGCGCGCCCAGTAATAGGCGTTCTCCTCGTTGTAGCCGGCGCGCACATCCATCTCGCCGGTGTTGACGGCGTGGCCGACGGCCGAGCGGTGGAACGCGAAGCATTGCTCCGAGGAGGTGCCGACGCTCGGAAGATGCGGATGGAAGATCCAGTTGAAGCCGGCCCAGCGGCGGAAGCGGCGCGTCGGTCCCGCCAGAGGCTTGATGTCGACATATTCGGCCTTCTGGAACTCCGGGATCTGCATGAGGTAAGCGCGCATCGCCGGCGAGCCGACGAAGAACATGTTGTCTTCCTCGGTGGTGTCGACATCCTGCAGATCGAGATGGGCGAGCGCGCGGGTCGCGAGCGCGAGCGTCATGCTTTGCGCCGCGCCAAGTGTGGTCGATGCGCCCGAAAGCATCCCCAGCACGTCCTGGTCGATCTTGCGGTTGAGCACCTTGACGGTCGACATCTGCATGATGCGGCGGCCGTCGCCTTGGCTCGCGAAGATGTTGAACTCGGTGCGCTGGGGCTTGTCGTGCCACTC